TCTGGAAGCAGTTGAACCTAAACCGGCTTTGATTTCATCAATGGTAGAAGAGATGAACCAGTCAGGAAGAGGAGTTCCGAGGACAACAAGGTTATCAACATCACCAGCATTTCCAGAAACATCAGGTCCGGCAACAGCGGCAGCAGCAATAGCAGCTTGCCAAGCATTAGTAGTAGAAGTCATAGAAAGATCGTATCTGCCAGTAGCAGTGCTAAATCCACCCCAGGCAAGAGCAGCTCTCTTGGTGGCTTGAAGTCTGGTAGCTTCCCAATCCTTAGGGTTCCAGGCAAGGAATTTGTTGGTACCATTGGTGTTGATGAACTTGTTTTGTTGGATGTTCCAGTACAAGGCCTTGCAAGGGTGGTTGTAACTAAGTCTGAACTTGGCATTTCTGGAAGTAACAGATTCAGCACCAGTGAATTGAACTTGTTCAATCAAATATTCGTGAGAAGCTTGAGCGAACTTCTTTCTTTCTTCAGAGTCAAGGTAGACATAGTCAACGAAGAGAGAGCATGAAACCATGGATTTAGAAGGAGCAGTTGCAGCGCTAGTACCGCAAACAAGTTGAGAGATAGGTTGGAATTCGATTTCAACTCTGGTATCGTGGTATTGAGTAGCAATTAAAGGAAGGGCAAGACCATCATTTCTGCAGCAGAAGAAGTAAAGAGGAACATAAAGGGTAGCTTCGGAAGTACCAACAGTTGAGCAGGTAAGTTCCTTGGTGTTACCAATCATAATATCATAACCTCTATCGTGGGCGAATTTTCTGGCAAGTTCATACCAGACGTTCATCCAATCACCATAGTGTTTATCAATGGGGGTACCACCGATGTTGAGTTCAGCAGTCTTGATCATAGCGTGACCAACTTTAGGGGTCCAGGCATAACCAGCACCAAGAGCAGGAAGGACTACTCTTAAGAACATCTTGGTGATAAGATCACCGTTTCTTTGGATTTGGCATACAACCTTCTTGCCGAAATCACCAGTTCCGTTGAAAACTTGTTCGATAGATTCGACAGCAAAGTTGGTATGTCTTCTATATACGACCTTCCAGAAAGTAATTTGAGGGTTTCCAGTTAGGTAAACATCTTGTGCACCATAAGCGACTAATTGCATTAAACCTCCAGCCATTTTATATATATAATATATTGGAGAAAATTTTTTTTCATAATTAAAACGCCAAATTATTTTTTAAAAAATTAATCTTATAATATTTTTTAAAGTAAATTTATTTAAAGTTTATAAGATACATTTGTTTATTAATACACCCCAATGTCTAATTTTAAAGAAAAAAATATTAAATATTCAACTTTCTGTCAAAATGTTTTAAAGAAGTCAGCCATTGTACATGGTACATTAGATGCCAAACATAATGAAATCATGAAAGACTTTGCAAAAAAGAAAAAATCACTACCTAAATTAACTGAAAAATTAAATCAATTAAAACAAGATATTGATTTACTAAATCATATTCCAAAGTGTTAGAAAAAAGAATTAAAGAGTTAGAAACCGACAAAAAAATGTTTAAAAAAAATAAAAAAAATCAAATTGCGGATATTATCAAAGATCCTGGTGCTGCAGATGAGCCTGATGAGCAAATTATTTGTGAAGAAAATACCACTCAGATAATTAAAGAGCTTAAAGAACGTTTAAAAATGTTAGATGATGATTATATGATTTTAAAACTTAAAAATAACTTACAAGATCAAATAGAAGAAATGGAAAATGAAATAAATAAATTAGAATCAAATGAAGAAGAGTTAAGTTATTTGTTAGATACAGCTGATATTTTATTTAAATATTATGATAATTCAACAAAAGAACCAGTTAAAAAAAATGTACCTAGTGATCTTCAAGATTTTTTTGTAAAAATTAAAGAAACAAAAAAAGCAACAGATGATGACGATAAATATAATTTATTTAACAAATATATGAAAATAACTGCTGGATCTGAACTTAAAAAAAAATCACTTATCCAAATAAGAACTTGCGAAAAATGTCAAATAGAAAAGACATTACATTTACAAGATGGTTTTTTAACATGTACAGGTTGTGGAGAGTCTGAACCAATACAGATGGATTCGGACAAGCCAAATTTTAAAGATCAAACAGTTGAAATTAAAACTAACGGATATAAACGTATGAACCATTTTTCAGAGCTATTAAATCAATGTCAAGGTAAAGAATCAACTGATATTGATCCAGAAATATTTGAAATGATAATTAATGAACTTAATGTTATTAAAATTACAGATTTGTCAAAGCTAGATAATAAAATTATGAGAAAGATTTTAAAAAATCTTAAACTAAATTCATATTATGAACATATCCCATATATAATAAATAAGTTAAATGGAATTCCCCCACCAACAATGTCAAGAGAGTTAGAAGATAAAGTAAGATCAATGGTTAAAGAAGTACAAGAACCATGGGTTGCTGGTAAAAAAAGCACAAGAAAAAACTTTTTAAACAATAATTATGTGTTTCATAAAATATTCGAACTACTTGAAGAAGATGAATTTCTTAAATACTTTCCTTATCTTAAATCTAGAGATAAATTACAAGAACATGATGATGAATGGAAGAAAATATGTGAGCATAATAGATGGGAGTTTATTCCTTCACTTTAAAAAAGTGAAGCGATAAAGCACTTTGTGGTTTATTCCCTCCTTATAAAATAAGGAGGCGATAAAGCTTTCAGGTTTATTCCTTAACTTTGAAAAAAGTGAGGCGATAAAGCGCTCCCCGGTTTATTCCATCTTTGTAGAACAAAGATGCATAAAGCGCTCTATTTTTATTATTAGGTTTGTCTATTAATATAAATAGAGCGCTTTATTTTTTCTCTTCAATTACATAAGAAGGAGCATATTGATCAGCAAGAGAATATGAAGCTGTACCAATTAAAGCAATTGCTAATGAGTCAAACCAATTTATTTTAGATTTGGTAATAAAAATTATAGAAATATAAAGTATAGCTAACAAAACAATATATTTGATAAGTTTTTTAATAATATTCATGATAATATTTGGAGAGAAATTAATTTAAATTAATACTTAAAAATACTTATATTATATTATTGTAATGACTGGAAGCCTTTTACAGATAGTATCAACAGATTTAAAAGATGCATTTTTAACAATTGATCCACAAATAACATTTTTTAAAATAGTCTATTTGAGACATACACCCTTTTCAATTGATTTGATAGAAGAGACATTTAATACAATTCCAAATTTTGGAGAAGAAGGATTTTGTCAACTTTCTAAACTTGGTGATATGGTGTCAAATCTTTTTTTAAAAATAGAAATTCCAAGTGTTCAAATATCAAATGATGATGATGCAGATCTAATTGCTGAAAGAACAAATGTTGACACAACAATACCTTATTATAATGGTGAACTTACAGCTGAAAACCATATTGATGATTTTAACGGAAAAATAAATAGCTTTAAAACATTTACATCAAGTGCAATGGTATATTGGAGGCAAATTTATTCTTTAGTAACTAATCAAACATCAAATTATAATTCTGTGATGAATTTAATTAAAAACATATTGTTATCTCAAAATAATGTGTACTCAATTTACCAAAGTAATAATAGTACATTTTCAGATATTACTATTTATATTGATAATCTTGAATTAAACTTTAATTTTGATTTACTTGATCATATACAAAATAATTTTACAGATTATCAAGAATCTATTTATAACACAACATTAAATATTGAATATAAACAAGCAGTTAAAGATTATTTGGATTCTTATTTAGATAATCAAAAACTTTATTTAGAGTATCTATTAACAAGTAGAGATTTATTTGATAAAATATCATCTATTGACACATCCCCATATTATTATTTTGCTTGGGTTAAAAAATTAGCTTTTGCACTAATAGCAAACCTATCAATTGAAATAAATGGTCAACAAATTGATTATGTTAATGGAGATATTCTTAACACTTGGTATGAACTATCAACCCCATTAGAAAAAGTAGAAATACTAAATCAAATGATTGGAGATATAGATATATTAACAAATTATGATTTAGATGAAAAACCAAACTACACATTAATTTTACCAATACCATTTTGGTTTTGTAAGTATAAGCCCCAAGCACTCCCATGTGTTGGGTTAAAGTATAGCGATATAATAATTAAAGTGAAATTTAATGAACTAACCGAATGTTGTTATTTTGAACCATATGAACAATCATATCAAACAAATATAAATATTAATGATGTGGTAAAAATATCAAATGTTTCATTACTTGTTGAATATATTCATTTGGGAGATACAGAAAGAAATAAATTTGGGTCTTTTACAATAGAAAGTCTTATAGAACAACATAGAATAATTCAATTTAATGACTTGACAACACAAAATATTTTATTGCCATTAGATTTTGTAAATCCTGTTAGGGAAATTATTTGGACTATACAAAAAACTTCACATGTAAAAGACTATAAACTTGGTTTTAATTATTCATCACAAGACTATTTTGCTGGAAGTATTGATACAACCAAACAATCAGAACCATATTATGGTTATTTGATTGTAACATTAAATGAAGATGCAAGTATAACAAATGGTTCAAATTATATAGGTGGGATATTAGAAATTATGAATTCAAAATATTATAATGGTGAATATAAAATATTAATGGTAGTTGAAAATACTTTTGTAATTAATTCAAAAATGATACTATATCCTGATAGTTTTACCATAAAATTATCAAAATCCAATGC